GATGCTACTGAAAATAGTGCTACATTCTTTGTTAAAATCTCTGTGACATTTTTGGTTCGTACTGAACCCGCTTCTAGGGCAGTAAATCCTGCCGCCATCCACATAACCATTGCACCTGATATTAGAAAAAATATCGTGTTTATTGCATAATTTGTTTCAATCATAATTTATCCTTTTATATTATCAAACATACGTTATAATATTTCGCATCCTTGTTACTAGTCGTTCTGCTCTATTTGGTACTTGACGATACCATGCACTATCTACCATCTCATCAGCAGCTTCATGCCAATCACGGTTGTCTACACCACGTTTCATTCCTTTGAACTTACTCAAACGAGGGCGACCCATGTTAAACATCATGTTTGCAATTATTTCTTGAGCATCTTCTGGCAAACTGTCAAAGTCTGAGTAAAGTAACTTGCAGTCTGACAAGACTCCTTGGAGATCAGATTCGAAGGCTTCAATAACTCTATCTTCATTAACGGCTTTGCCGTCACTCCAACCATATTCGGGATCGGAATCCAAAATGAGATGACCAATGCCAAAAGTAGGATAACCAAGATGATCTTTATATACTTCATATTTTACCCCCTCATCAATTTCTAGCTGTTTTCTGAGATTCTCTACATTCATTTTCTTATCCTATCCTAATATTCTTTGCACTATTCGATACCAATTCCAAGTTTGATTTTATTAATTAAATAGTTTCTAATAAATCCAGATCGTACTATATCTCCAATAGAAAATTCTGTACAATTAAATTCTTCCATTTCCTGTAAAATTCTTAGAAAATTATGTAATCCATTTATTTCATTTGTTCTCTGTAAATCAGTTTGGTCAAAATCACCACAGAAAATAATCTTAGAATCTTGGCCAATCCTTGTAATGATTGTATCCAACTCATGAAAATTCATATTCTGGCATTCATCTACTATAACAATAGTATTATCAAATGTCAGTCCCCGTAGAAAAGAAGTTGATAAAAAGTAAAGTGATCCCTGCCCTTTGAGTCGATCATATAGATTATTAAATGATTGTTCGTTAGGTTGCTCAAACATAAACTGTACCATGTTTTGATACGGCACTTGATACAATGCAGCCTTATCTTCCTCATCGCCTGGCAGAAATCCAATCTCTCTAGTAGGGATTAATGAACGAACAATAACCACTTTATCATAGTTACTTTTCAAATCCATTACTGATTGTAATGCTAGATAGAGTGATATGAAAGTTTTACCTGTACCAGCACAACCAAAAAGAAATTGATTTTTATCTTTCTTCCAAGATGCAAAAACTGATTTTTGACTATCAGTGATTGGTTTGATTGTAACCAAATTGTTGTTACTAATTTCTTTACTTTTCTTTTTTGTCATTATTATATTCTTTCATAAAAAGGGGTGAGAGGGAGCAACTTGCCCCCTCTCTGGTACATAGGCGGAGGGACTTCCCAGCTTGCGGCAATGCAGTGCATCGGTGCTGAAGTTTGGTATTTCTCGCCTGTACCATATAATTATATTTCACGTAACTAGAGGCTTTTTCTTTTTATGTCTCTCTATTACTGATCTTGCTTTAATATTCGCATGAGATTCATTACTCTTATATCTAGATGCAAGAGGACTGCCTGGATGAGCATCTGCAATTTGCGACATACGGTCTTCAAATCCACTATCTGTCTTAGGTCCAACTCCCATAATATGATCTCCTGTATAAGCAAACATTACAGGCACTTGTCTAATATGTTTATTATCCTCAAGAAATTTCTTTCTATCTGTAAAAGATAGGAACTCATTCCACTCTTCACCTGTTTTTTCATCACAAAATTTATATGTAGGCATTAAAGTTCAAGCTCCAATTGTTTTGGGTCACCACCAAGTGAGTAAATCTTTTTTTCTAATTCAGAATTTATAGATATTACTTCTTTTAACCTCTTTAAAGAATTATAATAACATTTTGTTAATTCAGCCATATCTGTTTTAATAGGAGTCATAGTTTTATTTTCTTCACGCAATCTTCTTGTCATGTAATCTAGATAAGGCTCTCTCTCCATCAGAATTATCCTTCCACCAGCTAGGTGCTGAGCGTTTCTTATTCCAAGTAGCAATCTTTTCTTTCTCTATTATATAGTACTTCTGATATGCCAATACTGTATCATTGCCTTTACATTCTTCAGGCATACATTGGGGTGGATCAGACCAATCTGTAAAGGAACTTTCTATTAACTGTTTAGGAACAGGTTCAAGACCAGCTTTAAGTCTTTCTGTAGCATGAGTTTTACCATATCGATACGTGTACTCATTCATAAGAGCAACCATATGATGATATAGCCACAGGTAATGAAAAGGATTACTACGTGTCCAAATAGTACTGGGGTGGTTTTTGTGAGCCAACTTATACAATCCTACTTCATTTGCATACTCATCTCCATCACAGACACGATGAGCAGTAGATAACATTTGAGCAGACTCAAGTATCATCTTAACAACGTGTTTATCACAACTCATCTGTGCAGCAATATTGGGGTCTTTATCTAAGTAGAAGATGTTCATTTTTTTACCTTACTTTCTAGTATCTTAATACTACTCCTTTTCTCACTCAAAGTCAATACCCTTTCTTGCTCAATCATGTTAATTATTAAATTTGTTATAGATACTTCTTTATCCAACACAACAATCTTTTTTTCTAATCGTTGAAGGGTTTCTCTGTAATATTCTATCTCTTGTTCTTTTTTAAGCTTAGATTCTATTAAATCCGTGAGTGATATAATATCACTTGTCATCGGTAATCTCCGCTCCCACCAATCTTACCACGTTCCATTCTAGACTTCAGTTTGTCCACATTGGCTTGTGCAACCTCTTCTAGTGTCACGCCAAGGTCATCAGCAAGTGCTGAGATGTACCAGAGTACATCACCAAGTTCTAGTCCAACACCATCCAGAGACTTACCATCTCTAATATTCTTCTTTACCTTCTCAGCAACTTCACCAGTTTCTCCACACAAGCCTAATGTTGGATATGTAATTTTACACTCATCTGGATAGATTGCTGTTGATCGTGCAAATTCTTGGTATTCATCAAATGTCATTTTTTGTCCCACTTATAAAAAATATGATCCTGTATCTCTACAGTCTTGGTTTTAGTTTTAGCCCAGTCAGGGTTTACATAATCAGCATGATAAAATAAAGCACCATCTGTTATGTCTATAAAAGGTAACTTATCATATACTAAGGATTTTGCAATTTCTAGTAGTCTGTTATAAGTTTTTTTATCTTTAGGCACATCACTCTTTCCATCACAGTACCAACTGAATTGGCACTTATGGCGAACAGGTATGAATGTACCATCTTTCTGCCAACTTTCTCTAGTTGGACCTTGCTTGACAACTTCACAGATAGTATTAGGAAAACGGCTATCTTTAACACGATTTAACACAACGCTAGATACCGCCAGTAAACCAGCGGACCCTTGACTACGTGCTTCATGATACATATTGTCTGCTAAACATACCACTGGGGGTGTATTATACTTAATTTTTTCAGCTTGAACAGGAGTAATAAACATAAATCCTGTTAATATTAATTCATTAAACATAATAACAACTTTCTTTAAACTTTTTCGTAAGATTGTCTTGCATACGATAAGCTTCAGATTCCCAAGGCTGACGAAAGTGATCGTAGTTTGTGTAATTACGATATTTACCGTCCTTACATCTCCACAGTTTAGCGCCAGGTCTGTCTTTAATTTTACCTGTTGCACCTTGCCACACATGAATCATCTCATGACAGATAGTTTTTATAAATTCTTCTTTTTCAAGAGATTTTAAAATATCTATATAAAATTCACGATTAGTATTACCTTCTAAACACCAACCATAAATATTTTTATTCTTAACATTCCTAAGATTAACATATATCCAAAGAGTTTTCATACGAGGCATAAGCTGCTCTATACAAAATTCAACTACATCCTCGGCAAGAACCCGTCTGGATTTATAAGAACCACCAACTTCAATGTAGTTAAAGGTAATCATAATATACTCTTTCCTTGTTTTCTAATTATATATTATAGTAACATACTCTATGGAGTTTGTCAACTAAAATCGTCATCTGTAATAAAAAAAGATTGTATTATTTAACGGCCGGGTCTTGGATCAGGACCATCTAGTTGCATAAATTCATCATTCCAAGAGAATGCTTCTTTAACAACTGGTTCAGATAATCCTTTATACTTCTGATGAAGAACTTTATCCTTACAAGCACACAAAACATCTGCTTCACTCTCATGCAGACCTTCAAGCATTTGTACAAACATCAATTCACGTTTATTCTGAGTAATAGAACCATTACCACCTTCTATAAAATGGTAAAGTTTGCGTGACTCGTATGCAAGAACTGAGTGTTCTGTTCCCTCTGGTGCATCATTACGTGCATAAGGAACATCACCCTCTGGCAACAACCATTTAATTTTAGGATCAAAGGCTGACTTGATTACCATGCGAAGTGAATCACTATTATATTTTTGAAGACATTTAACCTTGTCTTTCTTTGATTTGATTTTTGAAACTTTGTCCAAGATTTCTGAAATTAACAATTCCATTATTAAAATTCTCCTATAGATTCTGTAAGTGTTTTTAGTCTTTGTTTAATAAAATAGTTTAGTATTTTGTTACGACTGTTTTGTGGTGCTTCTTTATATATATCTAGTATTTCTGTTCGTAGTTCTGGTGGAATACATCCTAGATCAATCAAAGTTTTATTCCTCTGAAAGTTTCTTTTAACTTCATCATTTGGAAAATTACCATCTATCATGGCAGCAATCTTCTTCTTACTTAGGGGTTTCTGACGTATGCCATCTACAAAAGAATTATCTGGAGAAAGAACATTAGGCACACCATCACTAGTATCACCTTTTAGAACATGTTCTTTTAGATAGTCATCTGGATTAACACCGTTAATCATTTTCTTAGTGATAGGGCTGTATTGCTTTACATTTGGATATTTCTGTAACTGAATAAAATCTTTATCACCAGAAAGTATCATAACCTCATCAGAAGATTCTGAACAAAGAGTTGCAATAATATCATCAGCTTCAGCACCATACACTTCTAAGAATTTGTATGGCATATTATTCTTTATTTCTTCTTTGATCTTATTCAAACATCCAAAGATATCGTCCCAATTCTTTGTATCTGATTCTCTACCTTTTCTACGACTGTGCTTATATTCTGGGAAATAGTCACGCCTCCAATAGTGTCTTGAATCATAGCATAAGACAATCTCTCCAAACTCAGATAAAAATCTTGTACGATACATTCTTATAGAGTTGAGGATCATGTGTCTTACCATGTTTTCATCAATTTGTTTTTCTTTCTGCATATGCAAGTGCATCATAATACTTGCAAGAGAAATTTGGTTCATATCAACCAATATCATTAGGTGGCTCCATTACTGAATTATAGCTTGCAACAATATCTTCAATAGTATTTACGTCTATTTCACAGAATGATGTATCATCTGGATCGATTGACGTTTCAATAATCATATCTATTAACACCTGTAGGGGGTGAGAATTATTATTTGATTTTAATATTAAAGCTTTTATTGATTCTGTTATGAAAGTAACATTTTTAGTAAAATTTTCTTCACCTCTGTATATTTTGTTTTCAACTAACACTGGTAAGATAGACATCAAACACGTATGAGCAATTTCCTCATAATACGCAAGCTCTTCTGCCTTTTCAATTTCATCAACCGTAGGAGTGTTTATTGTTTTTCTCCAAGGGCCCTTAATAATTTCTGCTGAGGGAATTTTTTCTTCAGTCATCGTTCATAGCACTTTCCCATACAAAACCTAAATCTGGATAGAATGTTCCAACATCACGTTTTGGTTCTCCTTTGTATGGACCGTCATAATAATGACCTAATGCGACACAACGATTACGAATCTTCTTCTCTTGGTATTCACCATAAAACACAGATATCCAATCACCATGCTTGAGATAACTTTGCATCTGTCTCACATAAGCATCATGGTCTGCAAGTTTTGCAATCGCACCCTTAATGTTTTGTTTCACTTGAGCACGTTCAGTAGCTGCTAATTCTTTCTGAGTTTTAATCCACTTCTTAATCTTATTAGGATGTAATTGGTGAGTATCTGGTAGATCACGTAAAGATTCATGAAAACTACCTTTACCATAATCTGGATTTTTTAAAGCTCTTACTTCTCTGGCCTTCGCAAGACGTTCTGATGCAGCTACTTTCTGTTCATCAGACATAGGTTTGCGTTTCTTCCTAATCTTAGGAGCAGTCCACTTACTATTATCTGTAAGTGAAGTAATTTTCTTTTTAACCATTTTAACCTCTTTGTTAACTTCAATTATAATAACTATAACACACCTAATAACTATTGTCAAGGTATATTATAATAATTATTTATAGATAATTAATGTTAATGTTTACTCTTCTTTTTACATCAGTAGTAGAAGTGCTATGGTGAGGTTGAGTAGGATCAAAAAACAATATCCTGTTAGC